CAGTGGCACGAGCGATAGCTGTGGGATTCTCTCCCTTGAGGTAGCGTTCCACCACCTTGTTCATCTGCTCGACTCTATCGAGCAATTCGATATCTTTACTCATAGCTTTCTCTCCGCTAAGGACCGGCCCATTGCTGAGCCGGTCCGTCGCAATTATGCAGAAGCCTTCTTGCGCCGAGGACGCTTAGGCTTAACTACGCGCTGAATCCTGTCCAGGCGGAAGGAACGAAATGCCGCGCCATCCTCAAGGCAGTCAATCCATTCAGCTCCAGTGCGAGTATTCCTCGCAAAGCAGCGGAACTTGAATTCACCACGCATGTACTTGATTCGAAACTTAGTTCCGGGAACTAGCGTGTCGTTCCCAAACTGGTACTCGAACTCTGCCACGATATCCGGATGAGAGCTGTAAGCATTCTGCCACCAGGCATCCGGGTTCGAGCCCATCTTATTCTTCTGCCTAGGTGGCATTAGACCGCCAATCCCTTTCCAGCGGTCGGAGCATAAACCCCGCCCGGAGCGTCAATTGCACGAATCAGTCGGTGTCCACAATCCTCGCACCACTGACTGTCTCGGTCAGCGATAGGAGCATTCTTCTCCAGACCCTTGTCCTCTGCCTGGCAGTAATATGTATAAAGTGGCATTGGAACCCTTTCTATTACAATTATATCCTAGTTGACTAGAATGTCAAACAAGGATTTTGGCTACATACTGCCGAACGCGCACCTCGAAATCGCCCTGGGTACCATCGTTAAGGATGGAATCAAAAGCCCAGTCGTCCAAGGCAGTCTCAGACTTGTGGCCATTAGCTGGCCCAACACCCGGACGTTCGATGCGCAGCATTGAGCCGCCATGAGCCAGGATAGCAGACGCTTCGTTGGGGAAGCGCACGTCCGAGATTACGTAGTTGAAATTGGGGTCCATGCGATTAAACGTGGCGTCCACCCAGATGTTCTGGGAAATAAGCTCACGCCCACATTCCGTACCGAGCCGCTGGAGGAGGTCTCGAACACCCTCCGCCCACTGGGTGCGCTTGTAGCCGTTCCAGCCGTACTCATCGATAATCCACCGAAGCGGAGTGTAAAAGCCGTGGTCGCTCTGAATAACCGGGTTAAGGGTATAGGCAAACTCTCGCAGAACATCAGCAAAAGCAATGCGCTTCCACCCCTGCTCTGCGAGAGCGTTTCCTGCCGTATCCTTACCCGACCGAGCGTAACCTGCAAGGCCGAGAATCTTCATTTTACATATACCTCAGAATGTTAAAGGCTTCACGGAGAGCCTTGGTGTCATTGTAGGACGAGTGGTCGGGGGTCGTCAACTTGTAGCCGCGCTCCGTCAGCATGTCAAAGATATTCTTCATGCTCGGCACAAAGTCCAGATTGAACTTTGCCATGGCGTATGCCTCAATGTCAAGGACTCGGTAGTGTCCAGTCCAAAGGCCGTTCTCCTCAAGGAAAGCCTTGTCGAAAGCCGGATTTGCCGAGACCATCGTCTGGTCACGCAGAATTGTCTCGAAAATCATCAGGTCCATCTCGCTCGCCTTAGGCTCATTCGCCACACCGCGCTCGGTGAACTTAGTCAGATTGTCGATGAACTCTGGTACCTCGGTGACCCCGAAATAGAGCGTAATGAGCGGACCATCGTTACGGGCATATGTAAGCTCGACTAGCTCATCATCCTTGGAGCTGAGGCCCGTAGTCTCGCAATCCACAAAAACAAAATCTCTGACTGCCATATTTCTCTGTCTCCTGTTACTTCATCGCTTCTTAATTAGCTCGAATTTGTGGAGCTGCCGATAAATGGTCATCGGCTGCACGTTGCACTCCTTGGCAATTTCCTCAGGAGTCTTCTTGTCGATTAGGTAGCGCTTACGCAGCCAAATCTTTGAGGTGTACAGTTTAGACAATCCAACCGCTTTCTTTCTTTACTGGGTCAATCTGATAAACCCGCCGACCCTTGCTCAAGGCGTAGTTCACGCAATGGCTAGTGCCACTATTGCTTCCATCCCAGACAGCCAGAACATATCCGTGCTCATCCAGGTTATCGACCATCCACTCATTCCGCTTGAAGAAAGCCCAGTTGCCGGGGAATTCATCAGCTCCGGTAACGTTGACGACCTCGGAAGCATTCTTAATCATCAGGTCATAGACCACAGAATCCTCATGCTTGAACCCACTGCTTCCGCCCATGCGAGACTTGTGATTGCCCCACGGCTTGGCTGCTACATAGGGAATTCCCAGAGTGTGTGCCGCATACGCAGCAATCAGGTCTGTGCCGGATGCACAGCCTTGGATTACCTTGATAGGGCGAGCAATTCTGAACACCCCGAGGATTTCATCAAGAACCCAGTCTCGGTCGGGGATTTTCTCGGGCCTGTGACCCGTGATGGTAATAAACAACTTCCCTCCTAAAAAGCTTAAGGGGACCAGTTTCCCGGTCCCCTCATCGTACCCTACGCCCTACCTTGCGGTCAAGGTGTGATAGGCGAAGTAAGCGATACCCGCGCTGTCGCCAACATCATTATCTGTCAGCTCCATCTGCGGCCACTTCTTATTAAAGAAGTCCATCGTGCGCTGCTTACGAATTTCTCTGATTTTCGTTGAGTACCACGACACTGACTTCCCCGGAAATTCCGCCTTCAAGGCATTCTTCTCAGCCATCTTGAAATTCGGATTTCCAATGTACGACTGCCATTCCAGAGGCTTGACGGTTACAACCTTGACGTTCTTACGCATCAGCTCTGCAATGCAGGCTCCGTAGACCATCGCCAGCTTAATCGTGACGTCAGGGTTTTTCACCTTAGCCATGATGGCAGCCTCGAAAGCAATGTAATCTACGTCGAATTCATCCTTCACAGCCCGCAGTTTATCCGCTGCATCGGCAAGCCTCTCGAAAACATCTGCGCCCTCGAAGTTTATCTTGCCCCAATGGATTGGCCTGCGGTTGAAAAAGATGGTAAAAGCCAGCGCGTGTGTCGAGCAGTCAATGCCCATCACCTTGCTGGCTTTAGCCTTCTTTAGTTCTCCTAGCCCCACTTATAGACCCACAATATTTAGCAACTGCTGCCTCCGCTCAGTCTCCCGAGCCGCAGCACACTTCTGGCAGACCTTTCCGTCATTGTATCGGGATAGCCGGGTGTCACAGCCAGAAGAGGCGCACACGCGAATGCGACCCTGCCTACGTGCCTTCTTCTCATAATACTGCTTCATGAGACGAGCATTAGTGGCACGACGGCAACAATCGTCAGAGCAGTAACGCTGATTATGCGTCTTGGGCTCAAACTCAAGTCCACATTCAGCGTATGCGCAAATCCTCACAGCGTTGGAACCTCCATGCGAGGAATGCTCTCGACACCCTCCGGAGATTCATCGCTCCAGCACCAATCCTTTACAGGGCAGCCCTGGCAAACCTTGACCTGCTTCTTCCAGGGACGAACCGGAGCTGACTCGTCCTCGTATGACTTATAGACAGTGCGCATCCAGTCGAGCGCATTATCCAGAATTTCGGCGTTCTTCTCGGTCATCTCAATCGGGATGACAAGGAACTCCTGGGAATTCTTGTTCTCATACAGAAGGAAGCCGTACTGACGCTTCCTGGCTCGCATGTAAATAAGAATCTGGAACAGGTGGTTAGCACTAGGCTTACCGGATGCCTCACGGACAAGGAACGCTTCCTGGCGAGTAGTCTTAATCTCGCCAATAACGGGCTCGCCCTTCCAATCGATTTCAACGTCAGCAAACCCGCGAATTGGCGGGTCAACCATCGTAATCTCAATTTCGTTACCCAGGCGAATGCCAGAGTCATCGAACAACTTCTCGATACGCTCGTGCGCCTGGGTACCGTTTGCCATATTGGCAATGCCGAGGGCATCTACGGTCTCCACGAAGGGAGCACCGGTAAAGGCCAGGAACCAATAACGAGGGCAGGTTCCGTGGCCATAACCGATTGTGCTGGGGGAAAACGTCTTCTTCTGGGTATGCTTATCCTGACGCCTTTGCTGCATATAGCTCTCTTCGAGCAATGTTGCCAGCTCGTTCGCGTTGAAGCCATCAGGCTGCTTTCGGAACT